CAAACCTTCCAGATTTAAAACTTCAGGACAAGACACTCTTCGCCTTGAATTTAAACCTCAACAACGCTGGGGGAACTCTCAAGCACTCCGAGTATCGAGATGCCAGCAACACAAGTTTAGGTGATTATGCTGGTGGTTTGAACAACGCAACGTCAACTATCACCGTTACGCCCACAGGCACTGACGGCAGCACAGCGATGGCGGCAGGAATGAAAATCAGTTCTGCGTCAACTAATTTTATGATTTTAGACACGGACGTTCCAATACCAGCCGATACCTTTTTGATTGCGGCTATCATCGAGAACACATGTTCTCCAAGTGAAAAGCAAATTTTATGCGTACCGGAGATTATTAACCGCAACGTAAACGGGACGACGGCCAAACGCTTTGAGCTAATTCACAAGGATACGACCGGCGCAGCGTTTGCTTTAAACACAACCAACATTGCTAGTGGCAAAGCACTGAAGTATCAATTTATAGGAATGCTCGTATGATTACTGACAAAAAATTTCAACCTGCAAATGAAGAAGCTGCGGACCATTTGCAGCAGAACATTTTTATGTTTGAGACTGAGCAGGAGATGCGTTTTCAGGCAAAAGCTAATCGCAACCAAGCTATGTCCGCTTGGCGAGGTTCTTCAGAGCGTAATGGGTTGGGCAAGGCGCTCGACCTTAATTGGCGCGACAAGTGGACCGACAAGGAAACTGCTGCTGAAGCAGAAGCGTTTGCGTATTATGATGCGTTGTATTGGGAAGCTAAAGTTAAAAAAATTCCTAAATTTATTAAAGCTATTAAAGCTGCTCGTGATGCTGGAGATGACGCATCTGTATTGGCAACTGCTCGCGCAGAAGCTATTGAAGCTAACCTTTCAGCGGCTCACGCATTGCAGCCAGACTTAGACGAATAGGAGTTAATCAATGGCAGTTTCAACAATTGGCGCTAGTGGGTTAAATAGTGCTGTATCTCAGATTGGTAAGAATCTTGTAACTAATGGTGGCGCAAATGTTAGCCAGCGGGGAACACAAACAGGTCAGTACAACGCTTACACGGCTGTAGATCAATTTTGGTTTCAAGAAGCTGGTTCTGTACAAGCTAGATTTACGACTACTCAAGACGGTAGTGGAGGAGGAGGACACGCTAATTCTTTGAAACTAGACTGCACAACTGCCGAGTCTACAGTTGCTGCTGGTGATATACTTAATCTGCAACATCGTATTGAGGCTCAACATCTTCAGCACTTGCAGTGGGGCACTGCGTCAGCGAAAGATGTGACGTTAAGTTTTTGGATGAGTTCTCCCAAAACAGGTACTCATTGTGTTTCATTGTATCAAGCCGATGCTACACGCAGCTACATAGCTGAGTTTACTATTGCTGCTATAAATACTTTTGAATATTTCTCGGTAACTATTCCCGGCGATACGGGCGGAACAATTAACGACGACACGGGGCCGGGACTATATGTATCTTTTCCTCTTTTTTCTGGAAGTAACTGGCAAGCCGCAGCAGGATCGTGGTTAGGAAGTCAAGATTATACTACTAGTAATCAGCAAAATTTAGCTGACAATACTTCTAACAACATTTTTGTAACCGGCGTTCAACTCGAAGTCGGCAGCGTTGCCACGGACTTTGAGCATGAGGACTACGGCACGACGCTTGCAAAGTGTCAGAGGTATTTGTTCCGAATTAACCAGCCAGCATCAAGCTACGAAGCTATTGGTTCTGGTTTTGCAAGAACCGCAACGCAATGCATCATTTCGATGCATATGGATGTGCCAATGCGCGTGGAGGGGACACTCAGTGCTGGTGGAACTTTAGCCGATATTGATAACCGTCATGCGGCAGACGACGAAGATACTACTGCTTTATCGTCTTATGCGCCGGGTACTGGCGTGTACCTCATGGCGATTACTATAGGCGCAGGTAATTTTACGGTTGGAGAGGGCGTTGTTAGTTGGATAAAAGGTGGTTCAAACAGCACGTTTATTCAAGTTACGTCAGAGCTTTAACAATAGGAATTAAACAATGACATTAACAAACATTAAATATGCTAACGCAGAAAAGACATCAATTTCTGCAACTCAGCATGGCGGTACAGTTTATATTCCTGTAGTTGAAGGAAATACTGAGTATGACACTATTATCTCTAAAGAGCTTACGGTTGGAGATTACGAAGCTCCTGATGAAACGTGGGAAACTATTCGTGGCAAACGCAACCAACTACTACGCGACACCGACTGGCAAGGCATGAGCGACGTAACAATGTCAGACGCACAAAAAGCATACAGAAAAAAGCTTAGAGACTTGCCAGCAACAAATGCTGATCCTACTAAGATTGTTTTTCCAGATGCACCATAACATAACAGGGAATTAAATATGCCTTACATTGGTAACGATATTCAATTTGGTGAGCTAACCAGTCAAACATTTACTGGTGACGGTTCAACTACAGCATTTACGCTAGGCTATACTGTAGCTAATCCTACTTCGTTGATAGTGACTATTAGTAATGTTATTCAAGAACCTACCACAGCTTACACTGTCGCAGGTACTACATTGACATGTACTTCTGCTCCTGCTGATGGTGACACAATTCATGTGAGGTTTTTGGGGCGTGTTGTTGACGTTGCGAATGCAGCCATTCTTCAGGACAGCGATCAGGACACTAAGATACAGGTTGAAGAGAGTGCCGATGAGGATACCATTCGGTTTGATATAGCTGGTGCAGAAGACTTTACAATGACAGCAAACGATTTTACTGCGTTGTCTGGCTCAACTATTTCTACGAATACCATTGCGGAAACTACTGCTGATACTGGCGTTACTATTGACGGTCTTTTGCTAAAAGATAGCACTGCGGCATTTGCAGATGGCGCTGTCGCAACACCCTCTATCACGAACACAGGCGATGTTAACACAGGCATNTACTTTCCAGCCGCCGACACTGTGGGCATTACCGCAGGAGGCGTTGAGCAGTTCCGATTTGGGTCTAATGCCGTGTCGCCGGGTTCAAAGAACTTAATTGAAAATGGTGGCATGAACGTGTCGCAGCGAGGCACGCTAACCGGTCAGGGCGGAAGTAGTAACGTCTACACAGCGATAGATCGGTGGCTTTTTCGAGCCGAAGGTGTTGGGCAAGCGCGTGTTTCAACGTCAAAATCTTCTCTAAGTGTAGCTAACGCCCTTCTCACGCAGGGTTGTCGTAACGCGATAGAAATCGACTGCACCACAGCCGAAAGTTCTGTGGCAGCCGGTGAGTGTCTTGTGCTCGCTCAAAAGATGGAAGCTCAAAATTTGCAACATTTATTGTTCGGGACTTCCGGCGCAAAAGACCTGACGCTCTCATTTGCGATGAGGTCCCCAAAATCGGGAACGCATTGTGTCTCAATTTTACAAGGTGACGCCAACCGAAGCTACATAGCCGAATTTACAATAGCTTCCGCCGATACGTTGGAACACTTTTCTATGACCATACCGGGAGACACTAGCGGCACTATTAATAACGACGTTGGTTCGGGGATGCGCCTTCATTTTCCGCTGACCGCTGGCACAAACTTTCACAATACCGCAGGAAGTTGGTTCAGTGGCGAAGACTATGCCACCTCGAATCAGCAGAACCTACTCGATAACACCGCCAACAACATTTATATCTCGGCAGTGCAACTAGAGGTGGGTGGTGTTTTCACGGGTTTTGAATTTGAAGACTACGGAACTACCTTGCTAAAGTGTCAGCGAGTTCTTCAGCTTTGCGGTAATGGCGCTGTAGGCGGGGGACGCACTGCTAATGTCGCGTACTTTGGGTTGCAGTTTTTCCCAGTAATGAGGGCAGTACCTTCCCTCACATTGTTAGACGATAGTGTAAACGTCATCGACACTGCCGGGGCTGGGCTTGTCTCGGCATCTGGTTCTATTCAGATCAGTAACATTAAGGCGACTGGGCTGATGTTTGGGATTGATGGGTACAGCGGAGGCAACGTGCTTACGCAGCATCGCCCCCATATCATCTATAACCAAGCTGACTTTCTTCTAGCGTCCGCTGAGTTATAAGGAGAAAAATCATGGGTTTAAAATACGCTAACGCAGATCACACTACAATCTTTGACGATAGCCGAAACATGCACATTCCTTGTTCGGCTGGAAACACTCAGTTTGACGAAATTGA